CCCGCATATTGTGAAATCATATTACAAAGATTCGAGAAACTAACAGGAATTGAACCTAAATTAATTGGGAAGTTGCCAGACTAATTAATATTAATTGTGATATAATATGTCGATCCCATTAAAATGGATTACAATATAGGAACGCCCTTCGCGGTACGTCAAATACCCTGTAATTTAGGATCTCCCCCCTTCTTAACCTCGATAATTTCCGAAACCGGTTTTCCCGTATCGGCTGCCATGCTTGAGATGTAGGCTTTTGTCGACTTGAGACGCAGGAAATCGTTAAACCTGACTCCGTTAGCTTTGCACATCTGAGTCAGGTTAACCCAACCATCAGACTCTCTTCTGGAAATCGCGAAATTATTGTAGCTCGATGAGATAAGATCATCCATTAGTGAACCTCGGTACTAGGTGAACTCACGTCCCCGAATGCAGAAACATTGCGGGGACATTTACTACTATAACAATTTTATTAATAGAAATAGTTGATATTAAAAACCCCAGGGTGTTGAGTCCTGGGGTTTTGGTTTGTTTTTAGTTTGGCGATCGCTTAATTCCTGACGGGAATAACTTCCTCAACTGTGATATTTTTAGCTCGTTTGGTACTGAGCTTTGCAGCTACAGTTTCAGCACGCCCTCGGCTCGTGTACCGTTTGGCTAAAAACTTTTCTTCAGTCCAACATTTTTGCTGCGAGTTCCAGTAACACGGCTTGTATCCGGTTTCACGGGTTACTGAATCAATAATCTGGAGAATGTCAGACTTGATAATAAAATAATTCATTTTTCTTCCTCTGTGTTACTGGGTATTTTATAGGTATCAGTTTTTAGCCATTGCCAAACTTTTCCTTGAGTGCCAACATAGTCTTCTTTCTTTGGTATCTCAGACAGTAGTTTGGGTCAAGCAATCCCTCGTCCTTGGGCGACAAGATTACCACTGGAAGCATGAACCTATCCTCTATGGATGGAAACCTGGAGCCGCGCACAATTGGTACGCAGATCGGAGTCAAACTACCGTCTGGGAGTTTGATAGGGGTGTTTTGTCCTGTCTGTCTCTCTCCCGTCGCCTTTCGGCGCATAGTCGCTTCTGTTCCCGCCGACTTTCCCGTTGCTCCGGGGTTAAGTTGGCAAGGTAGCGTTTCCGCCGTTCCCTTGCCTTCTCAGTACCCTCGTATTTCTCGTTACGAGTTTTAGCCTTCTGGGTTGCCTTGTACCGTTGTTGGGCTTTCCAGAGGGATGGTTTCCAGTCTTCGGTCATGTGATAAACCACCAGTATTTTTTAAGTCCCGTGCTTTTCCCGTTGTTGGGACAATCCCCTTCACCCATAACGAGGTTTCCGTCATCGGTGGGATAACCGTCTTCAGTTTCCCCAACTATTGACAACATGGCTCTATTTAGCGCGGGGATTGAGCAAATAACGTCCTTTTCCTCTTTGAGTTTTTGGGCTAATTCTTTGGTAGAAACCCCGTCAATCCATCCGGGGTCGCTGTCAATTATCCCCCTGATTTTTGCTTTTAATTGTTCTGTTTTCATTTGTGCGTTTTGGTTTATTGAATCCCTAGCCGTTTGATGTTTGGCTAGGGTGTGTAAAATTTATTTGTTGTTAATCAAGATACTCTAAACCCGTCAAGCCACATCTGAACGTTACAGAATTGGCAGATCATAATTCTTGCTCAATCCTGTCAAAAACTTCTCTGATTATTTTTAAGTTTTTAATAGCTCGGTTTCCCGTGTAGATTTCTGTTTCTCCGTAAACTGTTCTTACTCTTAGGATTGGTAGCTGTGAGTTTAAGTTACTGATTTGATATTCTTTGATGTCTTCAACTCTGATCATTGTTTTAATCCCTAGTTAATTTAATGCGTTGTATTTGTTGCAGTCACCGAGTCAAATCCGGTGACTCGGTTAAGGCTGTTTAATACCGAGGTACATCTTGAAGGTTGGTGATTTTGGCAAAGTCTTTATTAGTTTTAACGATGCTACCAGATTCGTAAGCTGATTTAAAAACCTTGTGCCATTCAATGCTTACACCGAAACCGAGTTCAATCATATCTTTTGCCCAATCCCCTAGAATTTCTTTTTGCAGTGCAAGGATTTTAGAATTACTTTCAAGGTTGGGATTGTTAAAGAACTCGGATGTGTAGCTGGTTAAGTTTAGATTTACCCGTGCTTTCCTGGTTTTACTAGACCGATTGTATTGTTTTGTTTCCATAGCCCAAAACAGGTTTTTTAGTTCTTCAAATCTGGGATGCGCTGCGATTGTATTTGTAAAGTATTCTCCACAGAAAAACTGAGTTACGGTATTAGATTCTTTCCCTGCTAATATGTTTTTGATGGTATTCATTGTCTTTGTCCTTGTGCTTGCGTGTTTCAATAATCTAAATATAATAGACTTACGGCTATATGTCAAGCGTTTTCAGAAAATATTTTATAAATTAGCTAGAACCCTTACACAGTATAGGTGTCAGTTTTTAGCCATTGCCAAACTTTTCCTTGAGTGCCAACATAGTCTTCTTTCTTTGGTATCTCAGACAGTTTTCGGCATTGGTCAATTTTCGACCCGGATAGATCGTCGGCCTGCCTACTCGATTGGGTTCAGATGTCTCTATTTTCTTGGGATGAATTCTCGGTCTTCCCACGGGCTTAGGATCTGAAATTTGGCGCGTTCCGCAGGGGGTACAGCGCCACTTTTGCCGACCATCAGAATGCACCCCGTTCTTTTTCATCCTATGCCCACACTTCGGACATGGCGGGTTTTTATCGCTCATTGATTGATCCTTGATATTTACTTAATAAAATTGCAGCCGGATAAATTGCCACGTATGGCAATTCTGAAATATTTATTTTTTGCTGTTCAATTAAAGTAAAGATTGCAAACCAGAAGATTTTTTCAGTTAGCCCTAAATCTTCTTGAGCTTTTAACGGATCAATAAAAAATACCCTTTTCCCAACACATTGAGGGATTAGCCAATTTTCCACAATAGCGATCGCATTCTCTAATTCCTGATTGATCATAATTAATCAACTTAAAACTATTGTTTTATTATATAATATAAATAGTTCTAAACGCTAACAAAATATGGCAATTGCAACGACTGTAAAGATAGAACTTCACAAAGATTCAGATATGTCGAGCTATGCTTACAAGGAGATCCAGAAATTGTTAACAACAATGGACTTGGATGATATTTCCTTGACTGAAAAATTGGAGATCATGTCAAAGATTGTGGCGATAGTTGATAGAGAAGGTTGGACAATTGATGGAATAACTTTAGGTAAGCTCACAACAGGAGACTAAATGGCGATCGCAACGAATATAAACCAAAGAATTGAAGGGCAAAAACTTCTATTCACGGCTGCCACTGATACCATGATCATCGGGGGAATAGTTAGCAATCTTTCTGTAACGGATGCCTATTTTAGCTTAAAACCTTTTATGGTTAATGCTAAGATAGATCAAGGCTTTCCATTCCAACTCCAGACTAAACTGCTGACACCCAAACTAAAAGAGGTTAAGGCTTTTGCTGCTGATGCTCCTATTAATTTATTATGGGACTCTAGCGATGGTTGGAACTCGGAAGTTATAGAAGATTGGAACGGGGCAATCCCTAACTTTATTCCTGTATTACTGAACTTAACTATAGCGGAGATTTAATCAAATGCCTTGGATGGGTTCACGAGCTAGTATTGCAGCTATAACGGCTTTAAATGTCACTGATTATCAAGACGGCATTCTATTTTTTGCCCTTGCAGAAAAAACCTGGTTAGCGCTAACAAAAACTGACACTACCTCAACAGTAAATAGTAAATCATGTTTTACTGCCACAGGGGGCGGTCGTTGGTTTATATCCAGGGACTCCACTGTTGTTGCCACTACCACGCCAACGGGGGCGGCTGCGATTGGAACCCGTTGGATATATCAAGAGAATGGGGCGGTCAATACTTACGACTCGGTTTTGAGTTATGTTTATAATGGCACGGCTTGGGTTGAGACAGATACTAGGATGCGACTCCACACCGGAACCCCCGCAAGTTTATCTAAGACTCCTAACTCGAATCGGGAGTCTTGGAAGGATACGTCAACGGGAGTTGTGTATGACGCTTTCAATGGCGGTTGGGTAGCAGGAGGTGGCTCTACTTGATGCAGCAGTTTACCTGTGGAAGTTCTTTGCCATTGGATTTGACCCCGTTTGACGGGGTTGTGATCGGCTACCATTGGCAATCTTTCAATCAAGATGGCACAAAAAACCCCCTAAACTTTCCTGATAAAATCATCCGATCTCAATTCCTTTATGGTCACAAACATCACAAACCCTGTCCATTTTCGGGTTGTGACTCAATTAAAGAATGGGTTAGTCAACGGGTTGCAAAATTTCCACAGGTCACTGAGTGGGTGTTAGTAAATGAATGGACGGATGATTGTGGGACTCCGTATCCCAACTATTCCCTCGATAGTTTAAAGCGTTATTATGAAGCTGCCTATACTGCTAATCCTAGCGCCCGAATAATTTTAGGAGATTTCAGACCACATCTTCTGAATAAGTGGCGTGCGATCGCTAATATCTGCCACGAACTAGCTAAGGATTTTCCGGTAGAAGTTGGGATTCAAACTCACATCAAGAGTTATAATGCCCCCGTTATTTTGGCTCGTCTCCCTGAAATAATTGGGATGTTTGATAATATTTCGGTACATTTTATTGAGGCGAGTTTGTGGTATAAGAATGATCTTGATAAACTCGCCTGTGATTTTTTATGGGGGGAGTTGGAAGCGATCGCAAATAATCACCAAATCAAATCATTTTGTAATTGGTGGTTGTGTTCTGAGGATGCGGAGGTTGGTCGGCGGATGCCTACTTTTGAGAAGTTAAGTTTATTTGTTGGTTGAGATTATGACTGAAGAAACCTTGCCACCAGAAGTATTTGGTACAGGAGAAGTAATTTTTTTCTTTCCTACCGTTGAATTTTTAGAGGAACAGGCGAAATACAATTGGGGAATGTCGGGGGATTATTATGTCTGGATCAGTTCCTATAACGAAGGAAGTTATACTGGTATTAATCCATATTTATATATTGGAACTATTGCCGATATT